AGCCTGTGCCGTAAGGAAACTAGAGGCCGCAATGGGCCGTCAGCCATTTGAATTGGAGATCGTCGATGCTAGGGATCCTGGGATCAATATTTAGCGGCGGTATAACCGGCCTGCTGGGCGTGGCGTTCCAACGCTTCTTTGACTTCCTGAAAGTGAAGCAGGAACTCGAACTGCGAAAGCTAGACCATGAGCATGAAGCCAACATGCGCCGGATCGACGGCGAGCTTATGGCTCAGGAGTGGGCTGCGCGGACCCAGGTAGCAACCATCGAAGCCACCGCCAAGGAGACTGTAGCGGCGGAGACATCGTTCGCGGCATCCTTTGGAATGGAGCCTAAGCAGTATAGCGCCAGAGCCAATATAGGGCCTGTGGCGGGCTTCATGCTGGTGCTGCTGGACTTCGTGCGCGGCATAGTGCGCCCTGGCCTCACGATCTATCTGTGCGCGATTACGACCCTAATCTACGTCGAGGCGCGGGCCATCATGGCGGGTGTATCGTTCGCCACCGCTGACGCAATGCGCGTCCATGACCTGATCGTGAACACCATCATGTACCTCACGACAACTTGCGTGTTGTGGTGGTTTGGTACTCGCAACAGCCAGAAACCGCCTGGAAAATAGGGAACTAACATGAAGAAGTTATTGATCGCTGCGGCGCTGACGTTTACGGCCCCCGCACATGCTTTGACAATTCAGGTCTGCACAGGCGAGTTCGCTTTGTGCGCGGCCTCCCCGACAACCCCCGTCCCCGGCAAGACCATCACCGTCAACGGCAAGGTATTCCCGCTGGGCGTTGCTGTATGTCCCGTACTGCGCGGTCCGGCTTTGGCCGACATGGACTTGATGAATAACTCCTGCACCGCTCCCGGCAAGAACCAAATCTGGAGCCTGTTCCAGGCCCGTGACAGTTTCCCTCAAGCACCAACCTGGGCCAACACCCCGGCGGCGTTTCGCAAGTTCACGACGACCGCAGCGCCCGGTGGCGGCATGAGCAACATGTTCAGCTTTCCTTGTAAACTTCGTTCTAAGAAGGTCAACGGCACCAAGCTGGCCGACTGCTATGGGCCGATGAACGAAAGCCCAACGGGCGTTGCTGTACCTGCCGGTACTGAGGTTATGACCCAATCCCCGGCTGGCGCTGCTGACCCCGTTGGTGGCCCGACGCCTTAGCAGAAGTAGATCAGAACCCTTTACGCCAACCCCAATTATCGGTTTCCAGGCGATGTGTTTTTGATCCGCGCGAGGGTGTAGTAATTCTTAATTTGTGGGCTTGGTGAGATACGGACGAAGTTGTCCTTTTCAAATATTCGGCAACGACAACAATCGGCGTATTTGCATATACCTTTTTAAGATATTCGATTTCTTCTTGGGTCCACACCCTAAACGGCTTCAAATTATTGATAACCGGTTCCGCTTTGGTTTCCTGGGGAACTTCTTTCTTTTCAATAACGGTGTATTTTATATGGCCCCTAATTCTATTCACTTTTTACCTACTTTCGTAAATCTCTTCGTCGGTCAATCTGAACTCCTGAACTTTACCAATATGATCAACATTAAGGATGATCAGGCCCCGGTCTTTCCATTCTCTAGTGCGTGACGGGCTTATGCCAGTATAGAACTGCTGCATAATGATGAAGTCCGAAGAGTTCAGAGTTTCACACAATTCAGCCAATGAATTTGCCGGGTGTTCAGCTATAACTTGCTGAACCAGATTGTTCTTAAACGATGGCAAATTCATCGTAATTGTAAATTTCATATCCGCTCCTCAGTATACAATAAATGTCACTTTGGGGCGGATGATAACAAACTATTCAGGCTGCGTATATTTCTTAGGTTTGTCCGCCCCCTGCATGTGGATGAGCAGTAATTCTGCATCCAACTTCAAGTTAGCGACATGAGGGGGCAAGGGCACTGCATCAGGCCATGTTGGTAAAATAAAATTTTCAACCCAAGTTTGAAGCCGTTCAATTATTTTCATCTTTTTTCTCCACATATAATTTGGCGTTTGGGCCACACGCCCCAAGAGGGTCACGAAGCTCAATTGTGAGTGATTGGTTTGCATCAGGATGCGCGCAATAGCCCAATTCATGTTGCGGCCATACGCTGTATGCACAATCCATACACATTCTAAATGTTTGATCATTGACGGTCATGCTGTAAAAAAACGGCGGCACCTTCTTAAGCGCCGCCGCTCCCCTATACTGAAAACGATGTTAAGCGGTCAGAGATAACTTTATCGAGCTTTGCATGCCATTCAGGGGCGTTGTCTTTAATGGTGGCGCGCACATCAGCAGTCTCTTCCAGCCATTGGTTCATCGTCTCAAGGCTTGAATCAAACTGGCTTAAATCTTTGCGAAGTTTCTTCGCAATAGATTCCCAGTCGGTGGTTTCTTCAACGATCATCTCAGGCTCTTTGGCAACGAGCTTTGCTTCCAAGCTGCGGACCTGAGCGGTGCTGGATGGGCGTGGTTCTGGATTGGATGTTGCCAATGTGATCGAAGGGGCCTCCTGCGCCTCTCCGTCGATCTCGTTTTCAAGCTGCATGGCGCGGCGGAAAGCATCACTCTCGCTCGACATGGGCATGTACTTAGAACCGGCGCGCACCGCGGTCTTACGCACCATCTCGCCTTCGTCAGTCGCCCAGGGCGTGGACTTTATCTTGCCAGCCTTAAACGCTTTGTATCCTTCCGAAGCGCCTTTCGCACGGTCGATACGCTTTTGATCGACAACTTCAAAACCTTTATTGCCTTCCTTGCTGACCCAGACAACATACCCATGAGTGATTTTTCCGCGATCACCCGAAGCAGGCTTATGAACAAGTTTCTTTTCGAGACCGTATTCAACTTCGAACGTGTCATTCTCGTGTACCTCATGTGCGTAAATGTCCGCGATCTCTCCGGTCTGACGGGCAAGCTTCATCAAGCCACCAGCGCGCGGACGGCACTGTGAGATTGATCCGTTTGGACCCCATACCGGAAGGATGTCGCACTCCTTCAGGTTCGGGTTCAAAGACAACCCAAGTTCCGCAGCGTCTGCCGTCGCGCGCAGCAGTGATGCAGGCGTACATTCCAGGAGCTTCGGGTTGTTGGACACGGCCATAACGACCATGGCCTGGAACTTCTCAAACGAGATGTGAGCCGGAACCATTTTCTGGATCATTGGCGCAGCAAGTTGTAGTTCACGCTTAAAGTTATCAATCGGCGTCAGTGCATTTTTATTCGACATCTGTTTATTCCTTTGCCTTTGAAATAGTTGTTTTCAGATATCCCTTACGAGCATTGATGATCGTACCGACCATATCGGACGTCACTTCCTTGCCTGGATTATCTGCGATCTTCGTTAGTTGCATTTTGTAATTGCCGTAGGTTGCAACTGCTTTACCGTCGTTGCCGATGCCGGAATCCAACACCATTTTTACCAATTCAGCTTTTGCGGCATCGGCACGTTTATCCGCATCTTTAGCTTCTTCGTTCGCCTTCAAATAGTTTTCAAACAATGCAAGTGATGTCGGCGATAGATCAATAGTACGCAACGGTTGGTTCTTAGCCAAGTCAAAGATGGCACTTGCATCACGCGAGAAATCGATTGCTGGTTCGCGGTTTTCTTGAATGTCGTTCCAGAAGCTTTTTATGCTCTTACGGATTTCACCGATGATCACGTCAGAGCGCGGGATTATCATGCGGCGCACTGTGCCACCGATAAACGCAATCAGCATACCGCTAGAGCCGCCAACGCATGCGATCTGCTGCTGTACTTGCAGCATGTAGTAATCAGGCATTTGCGTTATCTCGTCGCTCTCCCACTTCCAGCCGTCGTTCCGTTCCACCCACTTGATCTCGACTGGAACAATTCCTTCCGGTGTTGCCATGGCATAGTCCAACGATGCGCCCATGCCGATGCAGTTGTCGTCGGTGGCGTATGTGTTGACCTTCTCCATCACTAAACCAAATTCTTCTTTGGCGTAGCTTGCAATGGCCGGTTCAAAGTGTCGGCCACGGCGCATGGAATTGTTGTCTTCAAACTTTTCAAGTTGGCCGCTCTTCAACATGAAGAGCTTCCACTTCGTCATCCAGGGGCTGATGCCGAACAGCGCAGCGGTCTCAGAGGCCCCGACGTTACAGGCGCGGATACCGTGCCATTCGTTTGCGTTCTTAAATTCAATAACAGTCATTTCAATTCCTTAAGGTGTGATGACCCAAACAAAATAAGCCATCAAAAAAATACAAAACAAAATAAGTGTAGACACAACAACTTCAATGCACGGTTTCATTGTTCAATTACCTCATCAATAGAGAGCTTTATGTATTGAAGAAATTTCTCCAAAGTTTCGATGCGATTGATAGCGCGGCGGAGGAGGCGTTTGTCCTCCCCCAAAGCTTTGTCCCGCGCCGTGATCAAATCCATTTTGATGTCTTCGGTGTTTATTTTTTCCACGCTTATTCCCCTTTGATGGTGGCTAGAAGTTCCGCGCCGAATTGACGCTGGTATTTGATCACGATCCGACGACCGATGGCGGCATGCACAGCGTTCAGGCTGGGCTGACCGGCAAGGAAGGCCCCGATGCCGCCGTCGATCTTGTTAAAGCCGACGCCGTTCACGATGCTGGCGCGGTCGAGGTCCATTGCCGCCACTGCGCGCAAGGCGGTGTGGATGGCTTCGATCTGGGCCGGGGTCAGCTTGGCACCCTCTGCGGCCAGTTCCGTGCGTTTAGCGGCCCGTGTGGCAGCTTCTTCGCGGCGGGTAGCCTGGAGGGCATCACGTTCGGCGCGCTCTTCAGCGGCCTTTAAAACGTCAGCGGCAACCGCCTCTTTAGCTTCGGCCAGGGTAGCGGCGTCACGGGCGGCGATACGGTCACCGGCAGTGGCGTTTTCGACGTCCAGGGCGGCGTCGGCCACGGCCTGCTTGCTGACCAGGGTCTGGGCGATCTTGGCATCAATTGAGCCATCCAGGACGATATGCTGGACGAGGACGCTGTTGTGCTGGCCGATCCGGTGAGCGCGGTCTTCGGCCTGAGTAACGTCGGCGGGGACGTAGCTTAGTTCCGCGAAGACCACCGTGGACGATGCGGTCAACGTATGGCCGACACCCATCGCCTGGATGCCGCAAACGATCAGGCGGCAGGCGTCGTCGGTCTGAAAGCGGCGTACCGAGGCGTCACGCTCATCAGTCGTGTAGTTGCCGTGCGCGATCTCGGAGCCGGGAAACGCAGCGCCGATCTGATCGATCACGTCGCGATGATGCGCGAAGCAGATCACCTTTACGTTTTGCTCTTCGACCAGTTCCTTCAGGTGTTCGATAACGTACGGCACCTTCTTAAGCGCGGTCTCATGGCGCACGAGCGCGATCTGGTGGAACGCAACACGTTCTTTCGCGCCAAGCTCTTTCACCGCGTCTTCGTAAGCGCGGTCGTCGTCGGCAGCTTTCGCAAGTTCGGCTTTGATCTGAAGGGCGACGAGGTCAGCTTCGTAGCTATCGGTCTGCGCGCGTTCGGCAGCAACGATATCGTTCGCGGTGATCTCAATGATCTGGCGGCGCTTGGCAGGCAGTTCCGTCAGCACCTGAGACTTGAGGCGGCGGACCAT